GCGCCCCCACCCGATCCAGATCCGCCGGCGAGAGCGAGGCCGGACCCCCGCCCACCCACGCTACCATAGCCCCCTGCAACGCATCCCACCGCAACGCCCAGGTCACCGCCTCCACGCGCACGATGGCCACTGCCACACCCCCGGCCCGACCCACATCGACCAGCCCGCGCAACTGATGCGGCTTGACCATCTTGAGGGGAAACCTGGGTTCTGACGTAACCTCCTTCGCCTCCACCAGCACCGCCCGCCCATCCGGCGTCGTGCCCGAGAAATCCGCGTCCGCCTTGCCTAATCTGGCAGCGGCATGGAGACGGCCAATCCTGGGCGCGCCGTCAACCTTGGAAAGCTCGGCGTGGTACGCGCGGAGTTCAGCTTCAAGGCGCTTGCCGTTGGCGTAGAATTTCTGTTTCATGCGAACAACCCCACTTGCAGCGGTGGAACATGCGAACTCTTGCGGTTCAACGTCAAGTATTCAGATTGTTGACGGGAAAAAGTCCTTTTCGCTCCAACCCGCGCATGGTCAATCCGAACCACATCCCACCCCGGCAAATCCAACGGTTCCGCCTCGCACACCGCAACCACCGCGCCCCGGTCGCTCCACCCCTGCACGAGCCGAAGCACCGTCGCCCGGTCGCAGTCGCCGTGGGGATAGCCGCTGGTATTTTGGTAAGGTGGATCCGCCAGAATCACCCACCCCGTCAGGTCATCGGGAAGGGCCATATCCTCAGCCCGCCCCTGCCAACAGGCGAGAGGGGGGAAGGTGGGGAGGGCGTCAATGCGCCTCGCCACACCATCTGTATCCGGCCTTGTTGCCACCCCCACCCCCGCAAAACAGGAGGCATGATCGCCCTGACGGTAGGCCAACGACCCCGCCACCACCCACCTCGCCACCTCCCCCACATCCACCGGCCCCATCCACCGCCCACCCGCCACCGGCAACAACCCAGGCCACCCCTCGGCTTTGAGCCGGTCCCACAGGGCGCGGGGTTCTTCGTTGGCCCACGAGCGGATGATGTTGGCGACGGCGGGGGCGCCCGGCCCGCCTGTCCTGTCCACAGCCACAGCCACAGCCCGCGTATCTTGTCGGCGTTCACCGGGCAATACGCGCCCTTCTCCTGCCATGCCTTGCACATAAGCCCATGCGCCCATCTGGACCCACCCCGCCACCTCTCGCGCACTCACCCCCGTAGCCCCCCCGAGGCAAGCATGAACCGCCGCCCACGGACCCACATCCCCGAGCACCACCCCCGCCGCGCCTTGACCGGGCCGCAACCCGAGACAGGCGAGGATGGTGTCCGAAAATCCTGCTTTGCTGCCCATATAACTTATAGGCGGCTTGCCATAGCGGGACAGTAGCCGGTAGGTGACGGCAGCAGAACCGGCGAAGGGTTCGCAGAAAATCACGCTCCCCCCTCAAAGTCTGCTTCGATTTCCCACCCGTAGTGTCTCAGCGCAGGTACAGCCCAGCACCTGTGGCAGCGGCCAGCCTGCGCCTCGCTGAGTTTGCAGGTACAAATAAGGGTGTGTGTGTCCGCCAAGATAACTTCGCGCTGCGTAATGAGCGACCACCCCCGCAGCACCCCAGGCGATAACCATCCGCGCTCCCCAGCGTCGTACAACTGCCGCCGGTACCCTCTCCGATACCGCTCTATGAGGTCGTGCTTGATTTCGCCCATCTTGCGAGCACCTACCACTTCCCAGAGTAGCGATTGCAACTCTTCGTCGGGTACCAGGATGGGCACAGTCAAGCAGTTCTCACGGACTGCCCACACAGGCGGGACAACCATCATAAACGCGGCGTATTCCTTGCGTATTGCCCGGTTGCCTACCTTCACGCTCCCCCCTCCCACTTCCGCACATGGTACCGCACCGACGACACCGGACGCCCCAACAGCCGCGCCACCTCCCCCAACGAAGCCCCCGCCTGACGCAACGCCACCGCCCGCGCCACCTCCCCCGTCCGCCACTCGCCCCGGAGCGCGGTGTGGACGCAGATGCGCCGCACAGCCCCGTAGGGCCGCCACGAGCCACCGGGACCGGGTACCCCTGGCTCTACGTCCATCCAAGAGCCATCGACGGCTACAACGCGCCCCAGGCCGTTTGGGAGGGTGGCGATGTCACCGGGCTTCATGCCCCACCCCGCATCGCCCGATACCACGCTTCCCACCCCGCCTCCAACGCCTCCCCCTCCAGCCGCAGCGCCGCCAGGAAGCCAGCCCAGGTGGCGCGCTTCGGGGTGCAGACGCCCCGCAACCAGAAATCTATCGTCTGCCTGCACAGCCCTGTGGCAGCGGCCAGCTCGGTTGGGGTGGAGCCGACGCCCAGGCTGAGAATCCAGGCGCGGATAGGGTTGGGGGTGCTCATGCGCCTCCCTACCCCACCCCACCCCATCGCGCTAACCCCCCTTGCCATTTTGTATCCGACTTCACAAATCTGCTAACGTCCCTTGCGCGCTTGCCGAGATGGCATAGAGAGACACCACGGAGGCACGATGACCGAAGAACGACTCGCCGAACTGCAACGCGACCCACGGGTGGCCGCCCGCTTGACCGGCGCCCCCATCAGCGCACTCACCGCCCTCACCCTGCACTATGCCGGGGTGTATGGGCTGCTGACCGAGGCAGAACGCGCCACCTACCTGAGTGCCCTATGAGACGCCGCAAGACCCGCCGCGTGAGCATCGCGCAATTCCTCGCCGCTGGCGACATGGTCGACGCCATCCCGCTCGATGACCTCGAAACCGTGTCCCCCGAGAACCACGCCCGCGCCATCTGCGCCGTCACCGGCTACCCGGCCCCCGACCAGATTTTACCACTCATCGAACTCCGCGTTCGGAACGAGATTCGCCATGCTGTCGAGTGACCACAACCGCCTGCTCCGCGACACCCTCGGCGACCCCCTGACACTGGTCCGCGCCAACACTACCCGCTACGCTGTGTTGGGTCTTTGCTTTGCCGCCCTCGCTGTGTTGTACCCAGAGGTTTGGGCGTTCTTCGCGCTCTTTGTGCTGTCTGCGTTTCTGTTTCTTGCTTCATTCTCACTGTATGTATTGGAGGTTTACCATGTCAGAAATCGTCGCTAATCCCGCCTTCGCCGCCGCCGCCGCCGCGTTCCACCACCTGAGCAATCCGCCCAAGACCTCCAAGGTCAACGCGGGCGCCAAGTCTTACTGGTTCGCCCCGCTCCCCGAGATCCTTGACGCGGTACGCCCCATCCTGGGCGCGCATGGGCTGTTTGTGCGGTTCCAGACCACGCCGCATGAGAATAACGTCCTTGTCACCTGTGAGATTGTCCACGCTTCCGGGGTGGTCGTGAGCGCGGCGTCGCTCGTCTCGGCAGGCGGTACCAATATGCAGGTAGTCGGCAGCGGCCTGACCTATGCGCGCCGCTACACCCTGACCGCCGCCCTTGGCATCGCCGCCGATGACGATGACGACGGCGAAGCAACGACCCGGCCTGCCCCGAAGCCCGCCGCACCCTCACGCCCCGAGACACCCCCCGCTCACCTTGCCCGCTTTCTGGAGTGGTGTGGAACCAAGGGGATTGAACCTGCTGATGTGGATGCGTGGCTGGCCAAATCTGGGAAGCCGTCTCTTGGCGATATGGATGCCGCGACCATCGAGAAGATGAAAGCCGCGCTTCTTACGCCCGACCTCGCCAACATCCTTAAGTGGCTTACGCGGAACGCCTGATGCCTACCCCCATCGACCTCCTCCCCCTCATCCGTCGCCTGCACGACGCCGCCTCGCCGCGTGGCTACGTCGGCAGCGACCGCCCCGCCCTCCCCGTCGAGGTCGAGGCGACGCTTGCCACTGCCCTCGTCGAGTCCCCCCACCTCGCCCCCCACCTCGCCGAGTATGCCGCCGCCCAAGCGGGATACTACCACCAACAGGCGGCAGAGTGGCAGCGGCTTGCGGCTGGGTCGGAGCGGGTAGCCCAGATCGCCCGCGCCGTGTCCCCGATCCCCGACGCCGCCACGGTGGAGGCAGACCTCGCCCGGTCCTTCGCTGACCTCGATGCGCTTGCGGGGGACGCGCCCCCGGAGATTCCCGATGCAACCGACCTTCCATTCTGAGATTCCCATGACCCCTAAAAAACGCCGCCTCGAAGTCCTAATCCCCGTGACCGCCTATTGTGCAGTCGAGGTCGAGGTCGACCTGACCGACACAGAGATAGCCGAGGCCCGCAAAGGGCACGGCGAAGGCTGGAAGAAGGCGACGGACGCCGCTATGGACAGCGAGGATCTGACCTACCGGAATGTGGGCGGGTTCGAGTTCCGCCCCGTCTTACTGGAGGGCAATATCTGGCACGGCGGAATGCGCCGGGCCAAGGTTGAATATCGCGGTGACGCAGATGAGTGACCATCCCACCCCCACCCAGATCCTCGAAGCCCGGCGCGCCGTTGACCAGGCGCTCGCCGCCCGGCCTGCCCCCAAGGCCGCGCCGGCCCCCAAGGTCGAGGCTCCTGCGCCGGTTGTCGCCCCGGTTGTTGATGTGGCCGCACTCCCTGCCCTGCGCGGGTCGGAGAAGCAGGTTGCTTGGGCCGCGCAAATCCGCTTGCAGGTTGCAGATTGGCTCGCCGGTCAAGCCGACACTACTGCGATCTGGGTGGCCCGGGTATGGAGTCGGATCTCGATCCAGACCGATAGCCGGTTCTGGATCGACAACTTCCGGTCGATTCGTTGGGGCGCCCCCCGCGCTGATGTGTGGCGGTCGTTCGGCCCCTGGATCGGGGCATGAGCCACCACCCCACCTACACCACCCCCACCCGCAAGTGGTTCGCCGCTGCCACCACACCCCACGGCGGCTACAACGCCGTAGCCGCCCGCCTGGAGGCCGCCGGGCTACCCCGCCCCTCCCAGGGTACCCCCGAGTACCGGGACGCCGTATTGGCCGCCCTGGAGGCTGGGAGGGCACCGGAGACGGATGCGGCTGTAGCGGCAGCGGCAGACCCGGATCGGGCGCTTCGTGACCTCGCGTGGCAGATGGGGGCGGTCTAAAATTCTTCTATGAATTGTGCGTGTGTAGGCTTGACGGTGAGCCTACAGCGGGGCATATTGATTGTACCAACGGAGAACACAATGATTCACGACATCCGCAACACCTTCGATGCCCTCTGGATTTCCCGCCCCCGCGAAGTCAAGATCCGCAAGCAGGTTGCTTACGATCGGTTCCTTGAAGGCGCCCTCAACACCGCTGACTTCGGCACCCCGTCTGACAGCGCGGTTCGCAACTACGCTGACCACAACGCTAAAAACTGGTGGCTGCACATGGGCATCCTGACTGGCCAAATGCTGGGTAAAGCCCCACAGAAAGCAGTTGGGCGGTGGGCGTGAAAGTCTCCACCGTCGCCGAAGCTCACCGGCGAAACCACGCCGGCGAATCCCTCGCCGTCATCGCCGAGAGTCTCGGCCTGACGCGCGGCGCCCTTCACTGCTCCCTGACGCGCTACCGCCGCGCCTACGGTCTGGAGGCCCCGCCCCGCGACCACCAAGACCCCGCCCCCGCCGAGGCCCCGCTCTACCATCTGGTAGTCGGGCGCATCGAATACCACGACCCCAAAGCCGCCGTTCGGGCGGCAGAACTGGACAGGAGAAGCACGATATGACCGCCCCCAACGGAAACGCCTTCGCAGCCGCCCTCCCCCTCTGCGACGGCTGCGACCTTCCCCTCCAAGGCCCCCGCCGTGCGTACGGGCCGCTGACGTTCCATCCCAGTTGCTGGCGTTCCAGCATCTACGCCCAGGAGTCACGATGCCCCGCACCCCGCCCTATCTCGCCCCCCGCCCCCGCTACATCGACCCCGACGCCACCGAGCAAGCCCGCCGCCTCACCGAGTCGATCCCCTGGCCCGGTGGCCTCGGACGCCTTGCCGCTGCTCTCCCCCAAGCCAACCCCGACTCCGAAACCCGCGTTGGTCGCGAACTCGAAGCCGATCCCGACGCCCCCCGTTGCCACGGCCCCCGCGCCGACACCTGCACCCAGGCCCCCACCGGCCCCTGCCTCCCCCGCGTGTGCCCCGGCTGCCTGTCCAGCGACACCGCCGAAACCTATCACCACCACTGCCACGACAAAGCCGCCCAAACCCCCTCGACCTGCGCCCGCCCCCAAGCCACCGAAGCCGCCCAAGCCTGTCAAGCCCAAACGGACCCGTACTGAGAACGCCCGCATTGGCTCCCAGACCCACAGCGCCAAAGCCCAGGCCCGGCTTGAGCGTGACCGCGCCCGCATCCTGGGCTGGCTCGCCAAAGGCCCCTGCCAGGCAGGCGAGTTGACCCGCCGCCTCGGTTGCCACCCGACCCGATTCCGGGCCGTCACCCGCCCGCTGATTGACGCCGGGCTGATCGTCCGCGCCCGCTACTTCTACCGCCTCCCCGACCAGCGCGTCGAGCCTCGCGCCCCGGCTGGATGGGGCGTGGTGGCAGCGGCACTCGCCGAGCGCCCCCACAACGCACACGAGCTGGCGACGCTGACCGGGCGTTCGTTGCGGGTGATGCGGGTGTGGTTGTACCGGGCGGAAGCGGTGGGGCGGCTGGAAAGGGTGGGGGATACCTGGATTTTGACAACCAACGGAGTCTCTAATGGCTGACGGCACCCTCTTTGGCAACCTCTCGACTACCCGCGTCATCGACCTGTTCTGCGGTGCCGGCGGCACATCCCTTGGCGTCGAGATGGGCCTTGGCGTCCCTCCGGTCGCAGCGGTCAACCACTGGCCATACGCGATCCAGATCCACGCCCGAAACCACCCCGAAACCTTGCACTTCGCCGAGGATGTATTCGAGGTTGAGCCTTGGGTAGCGGCTCGTGGGCTATCGATTGACCTTCTCGTTGGCTCCCCCGATTGCACCCATTTCAGCGTTGCCAAGGGTGGCGCGCCTCGTTCAGCCGGTAGACGAGCTTTGGCCGATGTGTTTGTGAAGTGGGCGCGTCAGGTTCGGCCCCGCGTCATCATCCTGGAGAACGTCCGCGAATTCCTGACGTGGGGGCCGCTGGATGAGGCGGGGCAACCGGTCAAGAGCCAGTCCGGGGAGTACTTCCAGGCATGGGCCAACGAGCTTCGCCAGCTCGGCTACGTCGTGGAGTGGCGCCTTCTTCGGGCTTGCGACTACGGCGCCCCGACCTCTCGGCTCCGGTTGTTCGTTGTGGCGCGCTGCGACGGCATGCCGATCCGCTGGCCTGCCCCTACCCACGGCCCCGGCCTGATCCCCCACCACACGGCGGCTGAGTGCATCGACTGGAGCATTCCCTGTCCCAGCATCTTCGACCGCAAACGCCCTCTGGCAGAGGCGACATTACGCAGGATTGCCCAAGGGATTCAGAAGTACGTCATCGACAGCGCCAGCCCCTTCCTGCTCTGCCTGACGCATGGGGGCCGTCTGGAGCCGCTGACTGAGCCGATGCAGACAGTGGCAGCGGCACATCGAGGAGAAAAGGCACTGGTACAAGTCGGGTATGGCGAGCGCGCAGGTCAGAAGCCCCGCGCCCTGGACTTGCAGCGACCGTTGGGTACGGTGGTGTCTGGAGCGTCGAAACATGGCTTGGTGGCCGCATACCTCCAACGCCAGTTTGGAACTGCCACTGGCACAGACCTCAACGAGCCATTCCCGACCGTCATGGCCTCCGGTGGCGGCGGAAAGAGCGCGGTTGTGGCTGCTTTCCTGGCTAAGTACTATGGGGCGGAAGGTCAGAACGCCCCGGTAGACCGCCCCCTCGATACCGCCACATGCAAAGCCCGCTTTGGGCTGGTGACGGTCCAAATCGACGGGGAGCCTTACGCCATCGTGGACGTTGGAATGAGGATGCTGGAACCCCGCGAACTCGCGAGAGCGCAGGGGTTTCCTGACAGCTACATCCTGGAAGGCACGAAAGCCGACCAGATCGCCGCCATCGGGAACGCTGTTGTTCCGCAGGTGATGGCAGCTTTGACCCGTGAAAATTTGGGGGCGCATCGTGGCTAAAAAAGAAAAACCCCCTAAGCTGCCACCCGCGAAGGGCGGCCCAACCCAGTTCTACACAGGCTTCGATGTTTACCACATGCAGGCCACACATTCTGCACTCTTAAACCCGGTTGTCGGGCGTGAGGATGTGATCGCCTTTTTGGGCCTGGACCCCAAAGCAAAAGGGCGTTGGTGGCACGCCGTTTCCGATGGTTGGCCATGCGTTGTCCTCGGTCTGAACAAGGTGCTGCATAAAGAGGACGCGGACATTCTGTGGCTTCTGGAGCGCATCCAGGAAGACAAGGAGAAAATACCTGGGATAGTGGTTGTTTATCACCACGCGGAAGCAAGCCTCTTTCCGTACCTTCAAGAGCAAGTGCCGGGCTTTGAGTGGAGTTTTATCGAACTCCACCAAGGGCGCGAGGAGGGCGTTTTAGGAACGCCCACATTTGAGGCCAGAGTTGTAAATAATACCCTTCACATCGACAACTTCCGATTTTCAACACACCTGTTATTGCCAGAAGCAAAGCGGGTTGTTGAGGAGTGCCAGGATTGGCGCTCCCTGGTACAGATGATTCTGTTTGATTTACGGTGGGACGGGAAAGTGTTCAAGCCGACCGCTTACGATATTCCTGAGGGAGATAGCCTTGTACTTGGTAAATATCCACTCCCAGGGCACACAACCAACCTCCGGCTGAAGCTCGTAGATATACGGGGCCGTGAGTGGTATTTTACTGTCAAAAATGCGCCGTTGACCCGCTCTAACCTTGGAGATTCAAGATGACTGAAACCGAACTCGAAACCGCCCGCAAACTCGCCAAGCACCCCCGCTTTCGCTGGATGCCGGGGATGCGCGCCGTCCCTGTAAATGGAACTGCAACCTACCGGATCATCGTAGCCGAGAAGGCAGAGATCGGCGCAACTGAGGAAGGCTGGGAAGGCAAGACCTGGGGACTTGGGTACGACGAACCTACGGACATGGCAGGCTTCGTCCCCGACCTCAACGACCCCGCCACCATTGGGGCGCTGTTGGGGCTGGTGCGGGAAGTCTGGCAGGATGGGGGCGCGTATCTGCGCCCGTGGCTGAACTTACCGCCCTACGAGAATTGCTGGGCCGTTTGCGCCCACGGCTGCGCCCTCGCGCCCGGCAAAGGTCAAGGCGGCGCCCTACTTCGGGCGTTGGAACTGGCGAAGGTGTCGCCATGAACGCGCTCATGCCCGAAGTGAAACTCCACCTCTACCTGCAAGGCGACCAGTACCTCGCCACCACCCCGCCCGGCGTCTTCCCCGAGATCACCCACACCGCCCACCTCGACGCCGGCGACGAATGGGGCAACCTCGCCCACGGCTGGCATTGGAACTTCCGGGGCGAGTGCGCCCGGTGGATACTCGCCGTTCTGGAGGTCTACGCCAACGTCGCGATGCCGCGTTGCGCCGACCTTTCCCGTCTGGAAATCGTCTGTTGCGGGATGACCCAACGCCACCAACGGATGATCTGCGGCGGCGACTGGACCGGCACCGACCTCGCCGCCCACGTTGACCGCCTGCGCTCCCTCCCTGGGACGCTCGCAAGCCGCCCCATTGGCAAGAACGAGGCGCCCATCCTGGCAGAACGCGGACACCGCGCCCACGGGTTGCGGGTGGTGAGCGATGCGTTTCTCTCGACGGGGCTGATGGGGGTGGGGCTATGACCGCCTACCAACGCGGCTACCGAGATGCCGCTCTGTCGCTGGCGAGGCAGTTTGATGCGGTGATTCGCGAGGAAGAAACGCTGCTACAACGCTGCCAGGAAGAGGCCGCCACTGCTCACCCAGAGAACGCGGCGTCCCTTGCCACCATGACCCGCAACGCCCTCCACCGCCAACGGGCGGTCCAGTGGTGCCACCTCCTTGCCCTCGCTGCGGCCGAGGCCCTGCCTGACGACCCGGAGGCGCCGTGATCGTCCCTCTCTCCCACGTCGCCGAACGAATCCAACTGGCCCGCCAATACCGGGGGCTGACACAAGGCGCCCTGGCCGAGCAACTCGTCCGCACCCTGCTCGCCGGCGCCGGTGCCACCCTCCCACAGCATGCACCTGAGCCCCGCCCCAATGGCCCGCTGGACGTTGGCGGGGAGCGGTCGGGCTGGTCGGCAAGCTGGCCCGAGAAGGCCGAGGCCAGAACCGCCCAGGAAGCCGCCCAGCAGCCCCAGGAAGGGGCGTCACCCGCTGTAGACCTGCCTCGCTTCGTCCGGCTGACAAAGCGCGTCAGAGAGGCGCAGAGGGCGTATTTCAAGACCCGAGACGCCACCGTGTTGGCGCAGTCAAAGGCGCTGGAGGGCAAGCTCGATCAGTGGATCGATCTGCTTGCCCCAGAAAATAAAAAACAATCAAGTTTATTCAAGGATAAAACATGAGCGGACTCTTTACCCCAGGCCACATCAAGCACCTCGATCTCAACCTGATCGTTGCCGACCCCGCGCTCCAGATGCGCGTAAACCGCAATATCGACGCCCTTGATTCGTATGTCGATGCGATTGCGGACGGCAAAGAATTGCCGCCGGTGATGACCTTTTTCGACGGCACAAGCTACTGGCTTGCCGACGGGTTCCACCGCTTGGAGGCGCATAAGCGACTCTCCAAAGCGACAATCCGGGCCGAGGTCCGGCCTGGCACCCGCGACAATGCGTTTTTGTTCGCCCTCTCGGCCAACGCAGAAAATGGGCTTCAACGCACCAACGCCGACAAACGGAAGGCGGTTCTGGCCGCGCTGGCCGATCCCAAAATCGGGCGCGAGTCGGATCGGCAGATCGCGGCCCATTGTCGGGTGTCGCATACGTTTGTTCAGAATGTTCGGGCCGATATGACCGGTGGCGTACAATCGCCGGTCACTGTTCGCGTCCCCGAACAAACCGCCCTCCCGCCCGCACCTCCGGCGATCGGCTGGCCTGACGACGAAAAGGGGCGGATCCGCTGGGTTTCGGAATGCGAGGATACTGAAATCTTGAGTCGGGCCTTGATGCAAAAACACAGCCCAGACCTGACGTTCGCGCTGGAAAAACAGCGGGGCTGGTTGGAGTCTCTGTCCCGGCTTGAATCAGCCGAGATCCTCAAGAGCTTTGAAAAGCTGGTCGGATACAACTACCCCCGTGAGCGCGACGTTGTTCGCGAAACGATCGTTTGCCGCCGTCTCGCGGCCCTGGCAACGTTGCCAGTCCCGTTTCCGCCTGATCAGATCGGGACCGAGATCGGGCATCTTGAGGAGGCGATTGACGCCTGCGATGCGAAGTGGAGTGTTGACGATTTTCGGCTTCTGCTGGAGATTTATGCGGTATCGCTCATTTCGCGTCGGTCGGGTCGGGATGCCCAGATTTCGCTCCTCAAACTCCCACTCCCAGAGAAATTGCATGGGATCGTCCAGGCCAAACTCAACAGCCTGGAGGCTAAGCGAGAGGAGGCTGCTGAGCCCGCCCAGCGCCGCCCGTTGTACCTGATCCAGACCGCTGACCTGGGCGCGGCGCTGACCGCTCTGGAGTTCGACAAGTCCAACATTGACGAGGTGGCGTCTGCGTTTTGCAACTGTAGCCCCCATATCGACACCGAGCGGGCCGCCCTGTACACCGGCTGGTTGGCGGCGGCGGGGGTCGAGTTTGAGACCTGTCCCTGGCCTGCTTGTGCGGGTCAGGAGGTCGTACAGGGTCGGTATTGCCCGCGTTGCCGGATGCGTTCGGAGGATGCAAAGAAACGCTGGGTCAATCACAAAAACACGGTGTTGTTGAATCTGGTCGGGATCGACGACTTCGCAAAAACCATCTGGTCGCTGCTGGAAGACTTGGAAAACGTCGGGGACAACGACGAGGTTTGTCCGGTCTGCAATACCGAGTATGATCGCGGCACCCGCCGCCACACCAGCACCTGTCCAGTCCCCAAAGCCTCTCTCTGGATTGACCCGCTTGCCCGAGTGCTTTCCGGCAAGCTGGCCTTCCCCGACGCCGAACTGGAGGCCGATCTTCCTGACGAGGAGGATGGGGATCCCGAGGAAGATCCGGAGCTGACCGGGGGGGGTGAGCTTGATTGAATGTGCCGCTAAAAACTGTGGGATCCTCGCAACCTCCCAGGTGCGGATCCTCGATCCCCGGGGCCGCCCCAGCTACCCGGTCTGGGTCTGTATAGATCACCGGGCCGAGCTGCACAAGGCGGGGATTCTGTTTGAGAATTCCCCGTTTCGTGCCTCCAATCTCGTTTCCCGTTCACTGATTGGGCGGGAGAAATTCAACATGTTTACAGCCAACATAAAGGAGCCAGAAATGGCGAAATTCATGAAACTCAATCCCAATGCCAAGCCTGACAATTGCCGGATCTTCGGGTGTCGCAAGGAGCGCGATTCCGAGGGTCTCTGCGCCCAGCACTACGATCAGGCCGTTCGCGAGGGCCGCCTGTCCGAGCTGGCCCTGCCCCCACTCCAGATCCCATCCCCCGCAGCGACCACTGACGCCCAGGCCGAGCTGGCCGCGCTGCGCCAACGGGACCAGGATCAGCAGGCGGTGATTCGCGGGCTCCAGGGCGACCTGGACGATCGCAAACGTCAACTCCAGGAGGTGGCGGCGGCCCTCGCCTGCCACCCCGATCAGGAGTCTCGACTGGAGGCGATCCGTGGGATGGCAGAACAGCGGAGTCGGGATCTGGACGGGATTCGGAGCCTGAGCCGAGAACTGGAGATCGCTCGGGCCGAACTCCGGACGAGAGAGGTAGAGGCCGACTGTTACGCAACTTTTGTGCGCGGAATTAACTCTGCGCTGGGACTGGATATCGAGCGCGAATTTGCGCTGTCTGCCCAGGATGAGCGGATCGATGCAATCCGCGAACTGTTCGATAAAATCGAATCGTTGAAGCGGGAAAAGTTCCGACTGGAACAAACCAGTCGGGAGGGGGATGCGAGACTGAATCAAGAGCTGGAAACGGCCTGGGCCAGAATTGCCACCCTCGAAGGCCAGTCCGAAGACGATGCGATGGAGATCCGGATGCTGCGCGGGAACCTCAAAATCTGCCTTTCCCCCGCCGATCTGGAGCGTCGCCAGTGCCTTCTCGACGAGGCGACACATGTTCGGGCGGCCCTCGAAAAAGAGGGCGCCACTCTGATTCTCGACGGCGCCACCCTATTGCTCTCCCCGTTGCGGGAGGCGCTGGCCGGGTACGCGGACCGACTGGAGACCGAGGCGCTGACGGTTCGGTTTGGGGGTGGCCAGTGACCCCCTACCAACGCGGAAACCGAGACGGCCTGTTGTCGCTGGCGAAGCAACTGGAGGCACTGTCCCAAAAAGATAGGATCGCCGCCTATGATTTTCAAGAGATTGCCCGGGTCGCCGAGGCGCGAGGCAATCTCGTGGCGCTGGACTCTGCGCGCCGTTTATGGCGACTGGCGTTGGAGCGCTTTGATACCGCCCAACAATGTCACCGCCTTGCCCTCTCTGTGGCCGAGGCCCTGCCTGACGACCCGGAGGCGCCATGAGCGGCCCTGCCACCTGCGGTTGTTGCGGGCGCCGCACCCGCTACCTCTGCGACTATTGCGGTTGCACGCTGGCAACTCCAGAGTGTGACTGTTGCGAGATTCACGCCCCGTCACGGGTGACGCCTGAGGTTGTTGCCGCCCTGGTTGACCTCGCCCGCAACGCCCACCCCACCGCCCTGATTGCCGACGTTCCCCGCTGCCCATGCGGCGCGCTCGCCGTGGTGCCTGGGCATTGTCGGGACTGTTGGGCGGGGGAACTGGCGACGGCGAGGCGAGAGCGGCTGATAGGTAGGATGGCAGCGGCAAACAGAGGATAGGCTTGCCAACGAGCCTACCGCGCAATACAGGCCCATAGGAGATCCCATGCCACGCACCCGCAACCTACCCGCCCCCGACAAGGGAGCCGCTGCCACCACAGCCCTGATTCGCCACATCCTTGCCACCACCACCCCCGACCTGGCAGAGCTCCGCGCTCGCGTCCAGATCCGCAACGACCTCCCCACAGGCTGGGCGGCTGACCTCGCCCGGCACCTCGGGCTGTCCCGCAGCCAGGCGAACGAGCTGCGTCGGTTCGCACGGGGGGAGCGTTCGGTTCCGAGGGCGGGGGCGTTGGCTTGGTTGTTCGCCGGGAATGGCGAATGTTGAAAATGTTGCGTGTGTAGGCTTGACGGTGAGCCTACACCAGAGCATATTGATGTCACCAAGGGCGACGACAACAACGCCCTGGACGGAGCAACCCATGAACGCCAACACCACCCTGACCCTCGCCAACCTCGTCACCGGCGACACCTTCACCGGCGACCTCGACGACTGCGCGCACACCCTCTGCCTCTGGGCGCAGGACGGCGGCTGTCCCACGCTGTTCGGGCAGAGCGCGCTCACCTTGGACGGCAAGCGCCTCTCGGCTCGCAAGGTCGAGGCGCTGACCGACACCAGCGACGCGCGCGAGTTTCTGGCCTCCCTGTGATGCGCGGCTGGTGCGGGTGGCCTCGGTCGCTACCCGCGTGACGGCGCCTGACCCCTGGCACCTGCCGGGGTGGCGCCTCGGCGTCCCCGGCGCTGCGCTCAATCCCGAGCGCAACCGGGCTGACGAGCCGGTGAAAGCCCGGCGAAACGCCATGAATACGCTTTTCTTTGTCGATTCTCACGGTGGGAACTGGGCTACCTGCGACGCTGACCATCCGGATGCGGTCGCGTTTGGGCCGCGCGGATGCGCTCGCCCTGCGCTCAAGGCTGAAGTCGAGGGCCTTGTTGAACTCCGCCCCCGTCTGGTGGACGGGGAGCAACCTTGCCATCTGTGGCCCTGGATTCTCGTGCCCGAGGGCGAGGTCGGGGAGTGGGACGAGTACGAGGTGGTGCCGCTTTCGGACGTCTGAGCCACCCCAATCCAGCGGGTGCCAGGGTGCAACTCCCTGGCGCGGCATCTCCCGCCCAAGTGGGCTACACCAACAAATGCCCACCCCAGATCCCTTGTTGCACTACCCTCTTCGGGTAGCCTGTCAGTCCACCACCCGTGCCGATGCTGAGCGCGCCCGAGCCGCCCGCTGTCAGGCCATCTACGAGCGCGCCGCGCCGTTGCGGCAGAGTCCCGACCCCGACCTTGCCGAGCTGGCGACGTTGACCTGTCTCCTCACGGCAGAGTTGGGGGGGCTGGCAGCGGCAAGCAGTGCAACGCACCAGCAGAGCGCGCATCTCGCAACGTGCCTGCTTGCCCATGCGGAGCAGGTGGAGGCGAGGCTGGCGCGGATAGAGCGGCGCCCGTGGTGGCGTTTTTGGGGGAGTTGAGAATTCTTCACGAGTAGGCTTGACGATAAGCCTACAGCATGGCATATTTAGAACACCAAGGGCGACGACAACAACGCCCTGGTAACGGAGTCTCAAATGAACGCCAACCTCGCCGCCAATGCCGCCATGATCACCGAAGCCGCCCTGCTCTGTGGCAGCAATATCCACCCCGACAGCGCGGAAGACATCGCCCGGCTCATGCCGGACCTGACCGACCTTCCCGCCGATGGTTGGTCTTGTGAGGACTTTCGCGGCGGGCTGCTGTTCTCCGTGGGCGGCGCCAACGTCGTGTTCATGGACGCGGATGGCATTGTAGCCCGCGCCTGACCAAACAAAAACCCACCCGAGATAGCTTCTTCGAGAGGCCGGGTGGGTGTTCTGTTTCCGACCTATCCCAACGGGTACCGCAGCGCCATCACCAGCGACTTGAGGGCGCTGTCCCGCAACGCCGGGCCGAGACTTTGCTCAATCCCGAACCACTGAGGATGGCGCAGAAGCACCTCGTTGATCGCCGCGAAGTCTGCGCGCTCCGTAACGCCGGGACGCATTGACGACGGCCAGGAGTTCGGCCCCACCTGTGCCGCGACCATGAGCAGGGACCGCCCCAACGGTGGCGCAAAGTTCAGCGTCGTGTCGAGGTTCTGGTTGCCCAGGTGGACGCGGACTGACAGCACGCCAGGGTCAACCATGAAGCCGCCTATAAAATGCGTGGCGTTGCAGGCGGGATAAACGTTCACATCGGTGTCACCCATTGACAACTCCTATCAGTTCGGGGTGTTCGTTCAGCAAAGCCATAAAGGCAAGTCCAAGCACGACAATCGACACCAGCGCGCCGCCCACCAACAGCCGCACCGTCATCGCATCCTGGCCGGCCACGCGAACCAGGGCGACCAGGGCCGACCATGCGGTATCGGGCACTTTCGCGGCGTTGGCAGCGGCATCCTCGAGCTTGCCCAGCCGGGCCGTCAGGACAGACAGCGTTTCGTCGATGCGGGTTTCGGCGGCTTCCTGTTTCTCAGTCAGGATGCCGACCATCTCGGTAAGTGTAGGTTTGGGCGGCATTATGCTTCCTCCAACGATTGCAGCCAGGGTGCATCTTCGCGGGTGGCGCGGGCTGTCTCCACAACCGAGAGCCGCAGCCACTTGTTCCGCTCCCGCCGCAGCCGGTCTACCTCGGTCTGGAGAACAAGGCGTTCGGCGCGCTCTTTGGCGAGGTCCGAGTCCACCGGCTGCGCCGCAATTGCAGGCAGGTACCACCAGATCGGGACTGCCACCGCGCCCATCCCCAGGAACGCCGACGCTGCCCCTGCCAATGCCAGAACGTTGTCGGAAAGCTCAAGGGTAACGCCGCGAAGCGCCCACCCGAGCAACATCAGACCCGCACCCGCGACCACGCACCCTGCGCCCGTAAAGACGATGTGGACGATAGCGGGGTTGCGAACATCCTGCTTTCGACCTCGGTAAGCCGCCGCGTAAACCACAAGCCAGAACAGGAGGCCGGTGCCAGCGAGAAGCGCGCTCATGATGCCACCCGGTAGGCATGGTATGGACCGCCCGATCCGCCCGCCGCACTCGACCGGAGCAGCTGTTGACGCGGCTTTGTGGCGCTGTCGATGCTGACATGCAGGAAGCCCGACGCATAGATGATGCCCTGGCCCAACCTCGGAAACTCCCCCCTTGCCACCGCTTTCGCCAACATCTCCATCGCCTTCTCGGCAGACATCCCCACCGGAACCACATCCGCCGCCTCACCCCGCATGTGCTGGCTTCCCTTCGCTCCCCCAATGGCAGCGTTGACCTGGGCGCTTCGGTACCCGCTGTTGATGCGAATCGGAACGCCCCAAAGCAGGCGTAGCGGCTCCAACACCTCGGAGCAGAGTAGCCGCAGCCGGGCAAGCGCAGCGTCATCTGGCTCGTTGGGGAGGTCGCGAGAGGTGCGGGTCAACTCCGCGAGGGAGAAGTGGGGAGAGAGTTGCATGTCAGTCCGTGATGGGTGGGGTTTGGGGGGCGAGGGGGGTGCCAGTGGCGTCGCACTGGACCCAGGAGGTGCCGTCCTCCTCGACGGGTAGCCCGTCCACAGAGCACCGCCATCCTGCGCCGGCGAGGTTGTAGGACCACGACCCGTCGTCGTTCTGTTGGGCGCCGACCGCCATGCAGACGTAGGGGCCGGATTTCCAGAATGTTCCAAGTTCAACGTCAAGCATTGAGGATCTCCGCTGCGTATTGTTGGCCAAAAAACACAATCGTTGTCGTGCCCGCCGCCGTGCGGAAACATACCGTCTGCTGGTACATATTGGTGCTTGCGGCTGGCATATTCGTAGTGTGGCTCGTCTCGGATGGCTCCGTAGACCCGGCTACCCAGACCTTGACGTAGACGCCGCTCGCGTCGGTCCGGACCTGAGCGTAGTATTGGGTGCTGCTGGCATAGGCGACCCCGGTATCGGTGCGGGTGATGGTGGTCCCGTCATAGGCATACGCCTGCCAGTTTGCCGAGATGGAGGGGTCGTAGTTGAGGCCACAGCCCTGCCCGCTTGGGGTGCTGCCGGTCCCCGCGCTGACCTGATACCCGATCCACCACCGGTGATTGCTGGTCCCGCCCGAGTCCGAGCGAAAGCGGACTTTGAACGTTCCTTTGTGGCCAATGCGGTAGTTGGCCACGTTGGTTCGGATGGGCCAATTGCTGTTGGCATTGAGAATTGCGGCCTGGATCCCAACCAGCGTGTCGGTCAGGTATTGCGTCAGGGTGGCCCCGACGCCCGTGGTAAATCCAGTATCTCCGTCCCATTGTACCGTATTGTTGACCGGCTGTGCCCGCACCATCCGGGTGACGGCGACCGCTGGCGAGGGGGCAGTAGCATCCAGGGTAATCGTCGGATTGCCGCTGACCCCATCCCCGTTGGCGACCAGCAGGCCGGACCCGACCGCGACCGACCGGGCGGCGACGGTGCCGCTCCCCGTGCGGGCGATCAGGCCGGTGGAGGAGAGGGCGGCGAGGGCGGTGAGGTCGGCGTCAAGGGGCTGGTATACCGTAGGGTCAAGCCGGATACTTGAGCCGGATGTTTGTAGCCCGGTTCCAAGCGAGTACGCGCCCCAGGTACCGCCGGTGCGGTAGGGCAGGCCATCCCCAAGGGCGGCGAGGGCAGTGAGGTCGGCATCGTAGGCTTGGACATCAACGCCCACCTGCAAATAGTTGGCGTTCCCGCTGCCATCAAACGCGGCGATACGATTGGCGGTACCAGTGTGGTCGGAGTCGGTCCAGAGCAGATTGCTCAGGGCGGTGTGGTCGGTGGTCCCTCCGCCTCCCCCGCCCGCCTTCCAGGTGTAGTCATCGGCCAGGAACCTCGACCCCCCACCTGTGGCGCCACTGCCCAACTCCCCAACCGGCACATACCCGCTGCTGTTCAGCGAGGCGTAGCCGTTCGCCGCGCTCTTGTTGCCCTGGTTCTCAAGAACCTGCTCCGAAGTTGTATAAATCCGCGCCTGCCCGTCGTTGGGGCTGACGCGAAACTGCCCCTTCACACTGAGGGTGAAATTGCGAAGCCAGGAGATGGCAGACTGGAAACTCATCGCTGGATGTCCCCTACAACCAGGAACGTGTCCACGTCAAGCATCTTCGCGCTGCCGTTCGTTGTCAACACTGCAATAACCGGCGTTTGCGCGTCGCTACTGTCTGGCAGGTTCGTTGTGACCTCGCTCCCCACATCCTCCCCGTTGACCATAAACTGAACCCCTGACGCGGTGCGTCGCCACCCAAGTTCCACCCACCCATCCGACGCCGCGAAGCCCAGGTCAACCGTGGTTTCGGACGTGCCATCCCGCACAATCCCGCTCCAGTTGCCGCCCGCCACCGTCACCCGGTATGCGAAGCCCACCCCGGTTATATCCAAGGTCAAACCTGGGTCCGGTAGCAACGTGGTACTGCTCCACAGCCCCGCCCACGTCTGCACCTCGGTATCCCCCCCCGACAATTGCAGCCGAATACGGCACTCGACGCCCTCGGGGGGTAGCCCATAGAACGCCGGGTTGTCGCCGGTGCCAATCGCAATCAGGGTGCCCATGTCCTGCATAGGACCGCCCGAATCCGAAGGGGTAGTCAACTGCACAACGCCTGCTCGGGTCCAAGAGAACGCTCCGGAGATCGCCGGGTATCGTTGCGCCCCAATCGTCGTGATGGCAGAGGCATCCCCGGTTCCCACCCATCCCACCTGCCAGCCCAGATCCCCGATGCGCCCGTTGTCGTCACCACCTACGAAGTCATCGCGGACATTGACGCGGTAAACCTCGCTTTCTACGGTGGGGGCGTATTCCTCCCAGAGAAGCTTATCAACCGACACATAAAAGGCGCTCGCTGCCTTTTCGACGTAGAACCTGACCGACACCGCGCCTGACGGAGGAGACGCCGTCATGCGGAGCGGGGTCCACGTTCCAGAGGCAGCAAGCACCCCATTCTGTAAATATGACGTTGCGACTACGGTATCTGCTGTATCCAGCCACTCTGCCGCGACAACAACGCTGTACGAGGTCGATGACGCCCGAACGTTGGCCTGCCAGTGGTAGCGGCGCCCGTGGGTGACGGGTACCTTGTCGCTGTAAAGCGTCGTCGAAATAGCGGTATTCTTCAACGTCAGCGCGTAAAGCCCGGTCTGGGGACTGGAGTAGATGGCACCGTCATCGAGGTCAACGTCATCGACCCAGGTCCCGATCTCCATATGCCACCCGTCCGGCGGATAGCCGCTGCCACGCCCCTGCATGGCAAACACACTGCCAAAAAACGAGCCTGCAAAGCGTTGACCTTGCTCAAGAAAGTGGGTGCCCAACCGGCTCGCCACCTGGTCGCTCAGCCGGATCTCGGACCCCGCGTTTCCAAGGTGGTCAATGGGGAAGATCACAACATCCACCAGCTCCCCAATCGGCAAACGCCCGGCCAGATCCGCGTAAATCTGACTCCGCACCAACCGTTCAAAGCGCCCCACAAACGTCGCCGATCCAAACGAACGATCCGCCGCGAAGCCAGGCAGCCCCGCATGGACCTCATACGCCCGGTCCATGGTCATCCCCCGGTTGATGCCGAGGTCGAACGCCAGCCCCACCGTTCCCGGCCCGGACTCGCCCGCGCCCCCGGATACCTCAGGCCCTATCGTCTGCTGCAAGGGCGCCACCCCCACCCGTGCCTCCTTCCGTAGCCACCGGATGACGCCCCCGCTCGCCTTGGCGCCCCGAAGTGTCAAGGTGGTGCGGGCGCTGTCGCTGCGTAGCCGGTGACGGTAGCCCACCACGCCCCAAACGGTGTCGTCGTCAACGTGGAAACGATCCGCCTCAAACGTGTACAAATCCTCAAGCTCAACCGCATGGAAGAAGGGAATCTCTACGCTGGCGTCGGAAAGCGGATTCGCAAGGTCACTGACGATGGCAGTGGCCATATCGACCGCCTCGGTCGAGGTGTCGATATTACTACTTGCATCCTCGGTAATCAGGATGACGCGCCGCCCGTAGGTGGCAATCGACCCCGAATCCTCGACCGTTTCCGTGGTGGGTTCGGGCTGTCCGTCTGCGTTGATGTTGGCCGCATCCCCGTAGGTCACAACGCAGACGTTCCGGATATTCTCAAGCGACAAATCCAGCGAACCCCACGACAACACCCGGTCAGGGCCAAAGGTGTAGAGGCTCGTCGTACTGGACCGGTCAGGCTCGTACAACGTCAGGCGAAACGCCGAGGTTCCCGAATCCCATCGGTAGCGCAGGTTCCACCCGATCTGGTCCGTCAGGAGCGTCAGTTGTTCGATGACGCTCTGTTGTGTCGTTGTAAACTGCGTAATGTTCCAGCCCGGCGAGGTGGGCGTGTACAGGGTGGGGGCGTCAATGCCCAGGGTGTCGTCGAGGACGTCTTGCAGGACCGTTTCCAGGGCGGTACCAAAGGTGGTGCTAAATACCGCTGGAACCTCGATAAGCCGGTCCTGCAACTGCGCGATCTGGTCCCGGCACGACAACTGCATGACGCCGCCCGGCCAGGAAATGCTGTCGATCTTCCCCCGAAACACCTCTACCCAGACCGAAGGGGTGGCTCCAAACGGCAGAATCGCCACCTCAATCGTGACTGCCCGGTAGAGCGCGATGACGCCCGCCTGACGCGCCTCAACGGCGAGGGGGGAAAGCTGGTTGAGGTCGTTCGTGGTACGGAGGTCGATCGTAGCCGTTTGGCCTGGGCTATCTACATCCTCCCCCCACTCTGCGCCCAGAAGCCACGGCCCGCCCGCTGTGTCCTCAATGTCCTGCAAAGTGCCGCCCGAATCGGCAATCTTGACCCGTAGCGCCAGCCCCCGGTTGGACTGGCTATAGATGCGTTCTTCCTGTTCGCTGAGAGTCCGCACTATGCCTCCACCAGCGACGCCGCCACTTGCCGCGCCGTTGCCGTCCAGCCGCCCGAGAGTGCCGCTTGCAATGGTGTTGTTCGCACATCCTCAGCCTCCACCGTGCGCGTGCCCTCGGGAATAACGTCACCGGTCAGGGTGAGGCGGGGGAGTTCTGAGAACGCCACGGTAGACGCCGCGAAAGCCGCTGCCATGTCTGCGGTGACGACGCACGGCAGAAACACAAGGTCGTCGAAATCCTGGTTACCGCTGGACCCGGAATCCCCAAGCGTCAGGGTAGACCCACTGAAGGCGATCCAAGTGATTGACCCAACATAGGCGGCGCCGTCCTGATATTGGGTGCCGTCCGAGCAGAGTACCCAATGGCGCCAAACACCCAGGTTTTTCCGCCACACCATCACCGTCCAGTTGGTAGCCGCCCCCGGAACCCAGGTCACCTGACCCCCCGCCGCAATCCGCACCCCCGCCCCGAACTTGCCACTGCCCAGAGAGGAGCCTGTACCGGATGCCTTGCCCAGCCCCTTGCTTGACCACTGCCAGTTATTGCCGTTGGTATCGTCGAAACTCCACGACTGCCCAATCACATCCCCGCCTTGCAACAGGCACCGCAACGGCTCTGCGTCGGCAGCGGCAAGCGGGGGAGTTGTCAGGTCGATGGTGCGTTTCAGCGCGATCGTGGTGGTCACAAGTGTCCCGTCCCATGCCCGCGCCGTGTCCCCGATGGCCTGCACGCCCTCGTCAGCCTGCCCATCGGCAACAGGTACCTCAAAGTTGTTGGCCTTCAACCACGCCATTATCGCCTCCCTACTGAGAAGCCGTTGCGGCTCGCAATTGTGGACCCGGTTCGCTGAAAGTTCCGTTTCGCGGCCACTCGTTCCAGTTGATTCATAAACGTCTCGGGGTCGTCAGCGGAGACATACACATCCCCGGTGATGACGATGGCAGCCCCGCGACCTCCCCCGCCCCCGAACTCGCTCAGCCGGTCAAGCGGGATCACCGCCTCCGGGCCGCGCTCCCCGACCAGGGCCAGGGTAGGACCGAGGGTGACACCGCCCGATGCCATCGCGGGGATTTGGAGGTCGGCAATCATGGACGAACCCCAACGCCCCTCACTCATCGCTGCGAATCGGGCAAGCGCCACCTTGTAGCCGCTCGGCACGTTGACGAGCGCGGCGTTCATGGCGTTCAAGCTCTCAGTTGTCTCCTGCACGGTGACGTTCTGCTCAGCCTGTGCCATCGCCGCGTCATAGGTCATGTTGGACAGGTCGTTGAGGGCGGCACTGGTTGCGTCAGTATCCGCCTTCATCCCCTCCATTTTGGCGATGACCTCATCCAAGCCGCCGAAGATTTTGGACAGGCCGCCCAACACCCAGATCAGGGCGTCGAGGATGCCGTTCCAAATCTGCTGTATCCCCAACATCGCTACCATGATGACCTGCGCCACGCCCTTCAAGAGCAGGAACAACCCCTCAAAGACCAGTGACAGAATCCCCATCACCCCTTCGAGTGGTGCCAAGATGACACTCAATAAATCAGCAAACGTCCCTACCACGACACCCAACACAATCAACAGTGGCGCAATCCCAGCGAATATATCTGACACAAACTCAAACAGTGGCGCCAAGCCGTTGACCAGTTGCGCAACCAGAAGAAGCATGTTTCCGACTACCAGATGAACGCCTACCAACAGTTGCCCGAACGCATCCGAAATCTGACCAAACACATCGTCCAGCGTCTTGCTTATGTTGGCCATCGTTTCGCTGCTGACTAACAGTTCCACCAACACCGCAATCAAGGCGCCCCACACGCCCCCGGACTGGAACCCGCTGACGGCGCTGTTGATTGTCTCCTGTAGTTTGCCCAGCCCGCCCAGAAGCTTGTCGGTCATCGCAGCCCGGAACGCCTTCATGGCGTCGATAGCGTCCTTCTCCGCCTCAATCCGGTCTTTCGTTGCCTTGTCCAGTTCTTCGGTGCGGGCGGTAAATTCCTCCACCGTCATCCCGAAGGCGGCGGCGGTGTCTGCCAGGGGGTCATACTCAACGGCTTTGGTAGGTTTGGGCAGGAGCTCTTCGATGCGGTTGCTCAGTTCATCGCCGGTCATCCCGAAGGCGGCGGCGGTGTCAGAGAACGGGTCGTATTCCTTGACCTTGGCGGCTTTCTCGGTCTTTGCCTTGGATGCCTTGCCCTGCGCGCCGCTCAGCACCCCGACCAGCCCATCAAGAGCGTTGGCGTAGTCTGTGGTTGAGGTCGCGGCGGCGTCGGTGATCATCGAGAACTCGGCTACCGACCCGGCGGCTGCGTTCGCCTCGGCTTCCATGTTGATGGTGCCGCCCGCGATGTCATACATCAGGTTGTTCGCGAAGGAACTCATTTCGCTTCGGATGTCCGCGCCCGCTGATTTGAGTGTGCCAGCAATCCCGCCCATACCCGGCGTCACATCCAGTAGCCCGGCGAGTGCGTCAGCCACCGACGCGACCAACCCGCCTACGATCTGTCCAACGGCGGCAGCAGTCGCAACCATGGTCCAGATGATCCCCATGGTCATCTTCTCAAATGCGGTCCCGGCGTCGTAACTGCCCGTCACCAGCCCAAGAAGTCCGTCTGCAAACTCGCCAATCGCCGCAACCATGGGGAGAAACGCGCTCGCAAGCATGGTCACATAGTCGAGGGCTACGGCCAGTCCGTCGCCAACGAACATCACAACCTTCTTTGTGACCCACCCCACCGCCTCACCCACCGCCGCCCACTTCTCGGCCCCAAAGTCGGTTCCGGTGATGGTTTCGATGAATTGCAGCACCAGATCGGTCAACTGTAGCAGGCCAACGCCCAAATACGAGAAGTCCGCGTACATCTCCATCCACCCCACCCGAAAGCCGCCCAGGAACGCCTCAAACACCGCGCCCAGGTAGTCCGCTGCGGGGCCGAGTACGCCCATCATCGTGGTGGCGAGGCGCTTCACGGTATCCATCGCGCCCTCACCGTCGAGGCTGAACGCGCCCCACACATCGCCTGCAATCGCCTGTAGAGCCGATAGGGCGGCGATCAGAGGCAGAACCACCTCCGGGCTTAGGGCAGTGGCCAACATCGGCCCATAGGGCGCGAGGGCCGCAATTGCCGCTGCCACACCAGAGGCCAGGGCTGCAACCCCGCCCACCATCGCCGGGAGGGTAGCCCCAAGCACCCCGAAGCCGAGAACCGCCTTCTGGGTCGCGGCGTCTAAGGCGTTGAACCACGCGATTGCCTTGCTCCCCGCCGTCACCACCTCACCCAGCCCGGAAATCAACGGACCCACGGCGGCGATGACGTTACCGACAAACGCGGTGACCTCGGGAATCGCCTGCTTCAGCGGCTCGATCATGGGCTTCGCGGCGTCAGCGAGGCCGATGCTCACCCGGTCCTTGAGGGTGCTGACCAGGCCGATCAGGGTGGTGGACTGGCGCTCCATCATGCCCCCGACCTCGTTGGCGGTGGTGTGCATGAACGCCTTGAGGAAGGTGGCGCTGTCCACTTCTCGCGCTTCCACCATTGCAATCACTTCAGGGACAGTCTTGCCAAGCTCTTTGGCAAGCAGCCCGAAGCCGGAGATCCCCACCTCGGTAAGCTGGTTGATCTCCTGCGTTGCAACGCGAGTCTTGGCGTTCATCTGGCCTAATGCGGTGATGACGCGGTTGACTTCGGCTGCACCGCCGCCCATCGCAGACACCCGGTCCCCGATGGCAGAGAGCAGGGGGAGGGTGTGCTCGGCTTCGATGCCCATGGCCATGAGGCGGCGGGCGCCCTGGGCTACGTCCTCAAACTGGAACGGGGTGCGGGCGGCGAAGTCCTGCATGGACCGGATGAAATCGTCAGCGGCGCCACCAGAGCCAAGCAGGGTGGTAAAGCCCATCTGCAATTGCTCAAGTTGGGCCGCGAACCTCAACCCTTCCGCTGTGGCAGCGGCAAACAGACCGGCGATGGCGGCGCCGGCTGCGGCGGAGGCGGTGGTGAGGCCAGAGAGCGCGGAAGTGACCTTATCGACGCCCTTGGAGAACTCGGTAGAGTCGAGCTTGATTTTTGCCCAGAGTGTACCGAGTTCAGCCATCACCGCCTCCTGCCCTTAGATTTCGCTTCTTGACGCGCCTTTTTCTCGGCTTCGTCGCGCTCTTTGAAGTACTGCGCCCACTCACCGGCCTCATCGACAGTAAGCCTCTCGGCTATCTCGTCCATGGTGCCGATCTTGAGTTCCAACGCTATCCGGCAGAGGAGGGCGCGGCTACCGTCCCAGTGTCGGAGGGGGCGGGCTTTTTTGCCGAGAGGACCGGGGACATAGCCTCGGTCAAGGCGCCGAAGTCGGCAGGCTCCATCTGCATGAGGCCGTCTTTGTCTGCCATCGTAAAGACGGCCTTCTGGGTGTCCGGGTCCACGGTGAGAAGGATAAGGAGAAGCACGCCTTTTCCGATGTTGTCGGGCTGCTTCTCTGCTGCCTGCATGTCGGCGAGGGTGGGGGCGCGAAACCCATAGCGGCAGGTGGTTTCGCCGAGTTTGATCTCGGCAATATGCGGGGGCGGCTTGGGCTTGCCCAAGAGGGCGGAACGAAGGTCCATGGTGTCTCCTTGAGGTTGATGCTGCTATGCGGTCGTGGCCACAGTGACCACGGTGCCGTCCGCAGCGGTGACGGCAACTGAGAGGAAAGACGGCGTTGTTTGTACCAGACCGTCAACGGCACTGCTGCTGGATGCGTTGAGCATCTTCGCGAACGCCCGGTAACGGTAGCCAGCGCCTGCCCCGGTGGGGTCGATTTCCAGCAACACGGTGGTGTCGTTGGTAAAGACGCCTTCCAGGGTGCGGGTGCCTGCACCGGAATCCTGGTCGGTATTGAGCAGGGTGTAGCTCTCAATGTCGCAAGAGAGCGTCTTCAAACCCTGGATACGGGTGCGCCATTGGGAGCCGAATACCGAGGTGTCGAGTTCGGCAGCTTCAAGCGTGATGTTGGCGCTGTAGCACTCGGCAATCGTCAGCAGAGGCAGGTATGAGCCGTCAGCGGTGATGGGTCCGGTCTTGGAACCGGTAAAAACCACGGTTCCGGTGAGGTAATCGACGCTGGAAACGTCCCCACTTGAGATGGGGGTGCCGTTGTCGTACCAGTCGGGCGTCACGGAGGGGTCCAGAACCTGCTTGCTGGTGTCGCTGATCTGCCAGGTCGTGGTTGCCCCGGTCGTCGCAGTACCCGTGAAAGCCGTGGATGTGCCTTGGATTTTGACGGTGGTGTTGTATGCGGCGGTGGGCATTGGTGACCTTAGGGAAGGAAGGTGGGGGCGGCTACCGAGCTGAGGTTGCAGCTAAACGAGGCGAGGCCATCGACCGCAGAACCAGGGCTGTAGCTCATGACCTTGACGGCGCATTTGTAGCCGTTGGTGCCATCAAACAGGACTTTGATGTAGCCGGTGGCGCCAGAGGTGAACAGGGTCTTGAGCGCAGTCTGGGCGGTATCGCTCGGCTCGTAATCGCCATCAATGGTGAAAGAACCGGACTTCAAGCCCTGGATACGGGTGCGCCATTGGGTGTCGCTGAAGTCGGTGGTATCCAACTCGTCGGCGGTCAGGTCGCCGGAGAAGTTCTTGATACCGTCGATGGCGTTGTAGCTTGAGTCATCCGTCGAAAAGCTGACGGCGGTTGAATAACCTGCGTTTGGCATGGCTTATCCCTTGAAGCGGAGTGAGAGGTTGATGGTGTACTTGGGCCGCGCTACTTCGTCCAGGCCCAGGTACAGGGGTCCAGAGTTGCGGCATCGAACGTCGATATAGCCGGAGGAGGATGCGCGCTGCAACAGGGGCCAGATCGCCCAAGCCAGGGTCCGGGTACCGTCTGGGTCTTCTGGGTTGCCGCGAACCAGGATCTGTACCGAGAAGTCTCGCAAGTCAGCGGAGTTGCCGAAATAGGGCTGCGGGGTTTCGCCGCCGTATTCCTGCACAAACACCGCCTGGGCCGGAACAAACGCATCCTGGGCCAGTTCGGCGGTGCTGAACAGGTTGGTGCCAGCGGTGAGTCCGGCTTGACCTGTTAAGAGGGCTACAATGGCAGCGGCAGGCAGGGTTGCGGGGTTAGCCATTGACGGCCTCCATCCCGCGTTTGATGCGTGTCACGATGCGGCCACGGATGCGACGGGGTTGTAGGGCCGTTTCCAGGTATTTCGCCTGTCCACCGTTGGGGTGGTTGGCGTTGAGATCCTCATGGACGCGGGCTGCATAGGGGGTGTTGTATCCGACCTCCACTGACGCCGTGCCGTTCCCGATTTCGGGGGGTGCAACGTAGCCAGTGGCGCGGAGAACGCCGGTATCGACCGGGACAAGCGCCTTGCTCTCGGTCATGGCTTCCTGCGCCACCTCGTAGACGGCGCCGGCGATGACGCGGGGGAGGGCGCCCTTGAGGCGGTCGAGGCGGGTAACCAGCTCGCGGCTATCAAGTTGCATTTCGACTCACCGCAATCTCGTAGTGGGAGGTCGAGCCAGAGGTCAGGCCGGGGAAAGGGCTGACATGCAGGATGGGGAGGGAGAGGGTGTTATCCGAGGTCGAATCGCCCGGAAGCCAGATGCGGTCCATCAGCTTCGGGGCGCGGTCGGTGTTGAGGAAAATCGTATGCGATACGGCGAGTTTCGTGCCATCGGCCTTGTCTATCAGGCGGTCGTGGCGCTCTACGCGGGCTGGGTAGGTAGTCTTGGTGCCGTAGGTGGCCTGGCCCGAGGCGCTACGCCCGGTGACGCTGGCGATGGTCACGGTGTCAGTGAGAAGCGACACAAGGGCAGGGTCAAGCGACATTATCGGCCCTCCTGCTGTTCGGTACCAAGGGGGGGCGAGGTGCCAGGGTACGAATCCTGGCCTTGAAAGGTGGGCGGCTGCACAATGGACGAATCCTGGGCATAGCTCAGGTTATCCGCCACATTGACACCGCCAAAGAAGATGCCACCACTCCGGGCGGTGCGCATCGCGCGGTATTGGGCGGCCATCGCCCGGTATTGTTCGGCTTTGGAGCCGTAATCTACCGAGGTCTGGCCGATTTTGAGGGAGTCCGCCTTCTGGGCGGCGAACCATGCGGCGATGGCGTCGCACGCCAAAGCCGCTGCTCCATAGACGTTGCTCGCGCTCTGTGCGAGGTAGAACGCGATTTGTTCGTCAGTCTGGAGGGGGTTGGTGCTCACGGTGTCCCCACACAAAGCACGCACGGCGTCACGACGCTCTGTAGCGTTCGCGGTGCCGGGCGTGTTTGTGTAGTTCCAAGCCATGTTACCCGACCACATCCACGCTGAACTGCTGCCCGACCAGAACGTTGCTGGCGTGGGCGGCTGACCAGGTGACCGTCGCCGAAACCGTCAGGGCGCCGTTGGTGGCTACCGAGGCGATTGGGGCAGGGACGGCGCCCGCCGATACGGGGGTACCAGACTGTGACGCGGTGACGCGGGCAGAGGCATGGACCGTAGTCGATGCGCCCGCCGCCTCGGTCCCAGTGATGTCCGCGTCAAACACTGCGATGTCGTTGGCGATCATCGAGAGGGTTGTCGTGGTCATAATGGCGGTAGAACCGAGCTTGATCTTCAACGTCACCGTGGGGGTGGCGTTGACGCCAGTCACCCGCAGCGAGCCACGAATCCGCACCGTGGTTCCGGCTTTGATGACGTTGGCGGCCAGGGCGTGGCTGCCAATCGTCGTCTCCGTCGTGGTGTTGCTGACGGTGGTGGTGGCGGTCTTGGTATGGACGTTTCCGCCCACGATCCGCGCATCGCCACTGGCAACGCCGTCCGTGGTGGTGAGGCGCCCGGTGAGGGCTACCGCACCCATCAGGGCGAGGTCGGAGAACGACTGGTACCATGCGTTGGTGCCACTGACGCGCGCGGAAACGAACCACTGGAACGCGCCGGGGGGGAGCGTTGCAACGGTCGAACCGCCCGAATCCTTGACCACGAGGTTGTAGGTACTGCCCGCGTTGCGGATGACGAACCATTGGCCGTTTCCGGTGGCGGTCGTGCCCAGGTTGGGGAGAGTCACATCTCGGTTCGCCCCGGAAGGGGTCAGAATCTGAAAATGGGCACTTTCCCCATTCAGGGTGCGGTTGCCGCTCAAAGTTGCGACCCCCGCGCCGCTGCCCGCCTGGAGCCAGAGTTGCGCGGGGAGTTTGGTAATGTCTTTCATGGGAACTCCAGTGGCTTACGCCAGAGTTATGCGACGCAGTTGCTGAAGAAATAGCCAGATGCGCTGTCAACGATCTTGAAGTCTTCGGCGTGCAGGATCTGGCTCCACTGCTCCATCGTGCGCTCATCAACGCCCATGCGCAGCGCGAGGCCCATGTCATTCCCGGCGAGGGTGCGCCAAGTGAACATATACCCAGCCGAGTGCTCAAGCAGCGACGGGGTGGGGGTGCGGTAGGCAAGAAGGGCATTCTTCCCGGCCGCAAACGCCATCGAGGCAGAAGCCCCGGCGTTGGCGCTGTTGTAGACGACTTCGCCGACCCGAATCTCCTCAAGGCCAAACAGGGCCGCTACGAGACGGGGCGTGACCATGCGGGGGTCTACGTTGGAGGCAGAACCAGTGCCGATCCGCTGCAAGATGTCCGGGTGCTGCTTGAGGGCCTTCCAAACCTGGTAACCAACCCCCAGGACGTTGGGACGGCGCCCGGTGGCGTTCAGGACCGTCTCAATACCCGTCTCAATATCCCCGATAGGGTCTGAGGCAGGATCGTTCCAGGTCGTTGCAGGAGTGACGTCAGTGGCCCACTTGCCGGTAGAGAAGAAGTCGGTAATCCAGCGCAATTCCCGGTTCAAGTAGGCGGCGCGCCCGAGGGTGCGGGCCAGGAACTGATCGCGGGCCAGAGGCACCTGGTAGTTGGCGGCCAGCTGGGCGGACATGGGGAATTCCGCCATGTAAACGTCGCAGTTGTAGGTACCACTGTGGTTCACGCCGACGCCGATCTGGGGGATCGCGCCGGTGGGAGACTTCAGAGCAGTCTGGACGCGCATCGAGTCCGAGCGGTCGACCGTGAAGTAAACGCCGGACTGAAGATCCATAGGAACAGACGGGAACATTTCGTGCAGCCCGCCGGACTGTTGGAAATGCGCAACTACGAACTGGAGCGCGGGCTGGGCGACGTAGACATCGCCGGGCTGGGGGTTGACGCTCTTGGCAAACCCAGGGAACTGGCGGGTAATCAAGGGAATGGTGTGCATTTGTTACCTCACGCCATGGTGTGGGGTTGGAGAAGGATATTGGCCTGATTGCCAGAGGTAGCGGCAGACAGCGCGCGCCCGATGGCTTTGTCGCCTGAGGAGGCCGCAACAGCCCGGCCCGAGGAGTCGATCTTGACCGCATCCCCGACCGCCACGGTGCCACCACAGACCACCGGGCAAACGCCGGAGATCATGATTTCCGTGGCCTGACCGGCTACACTCGGGGTGTTGCCGATAACGCCAACGAAGGTGGAGCCAGCCGCTGCCACGATTGCATTTCCGCTGCTGTTGCAGTCAGCAACGTAGTATTGCTTGGTTGAAAGGTCGGTATTTGCGGGAAGGGTGATGGTGACCACCCCAACATGGTTCGGATTAGCCATTGGCTACCTCATTGTAGAGAGAGGGGTTGGCCTCGTAGACTTTGACGGCGGCAGTCGCGTAGGGAGTGCCCTTTGCGACTTCGGCGGCAATCAATTCGTCGAGTTTGATCTGGGCGGCGGACTTGGCAATCACCGGCTGACCGACGCCACTGACGCGCTTGGTCAGGTCTTCGGTGGCCTGGGCGGCTTTGGCCAGGGTCACCAGCTCGGCGGAGAGCGCGGTGTATGCCTCGGGGGCGGCTTTCTGCACAGCGCGCAGGTGGGGGGCGAGGGCTGGCTTGAGGGCGTTGGTCTTGCAGAACTCAACAACGGTGTCGAGTGCGGCTTTTTCTACCAGTTCTTCCTTGGCTTTGCGCAACTCGGCAAGCTCTTTCTGAACTGCCTCGTAATCAGCCTTGGATACCGTCTCGGTATTCTCAGAATCCATAGGTTTATCCTTGGGTTGGGCTTTGAGCATCGCCACCGCTGCGGGGGGATTGTCCCCGGCCTCGACGAAAGAAACTTCGCTGAGGGTCAGGTCTACAAGGCGGGTACGCGGCTTCATGCTGCATAGCTACCGGGTTTTTGGGGCGGCGTGGTGGGGGTGGCCAAACAATGCGCCGCGTGGTAGCGTAGCGGTATCGCTATGGGTGTGTATGAGTCGAGATCAGAGTGTGCATGTGCGGGTGTCGGAAGGGGAGGGACGGGCCATCGGGCGGGCGGCTGCGCGCAGGGGGTTGACGACGCCGGCGTTTGTGCGAGCGGCGGCTTTGGCAGAGGCAGAGCGGGTGTTGGGGGAGGTCGAGGCGGCGAAGGCGAGGGAGGGGCGGTGACAGGCGCCCTTTACGGGTGCGAGCGGTGTGGGGCGGGCATCCGCACAAAGCGACCGCTGCCACCTGAGCATCGTCCGCTTTGCCTGTCGTGCCTTCGGATGGGGTGGCGATTCTACGCCGTACTTTCGTGGGACGGCGGATGGAGCGTGGTACACACCGCACCTGTAGAGCGCGATGGGCAGGGATGGGGGTGGCGCTTGAGCCCGAGGATAATGATACGGTGGACGGGAGCGCGGGAGGTGCGGGATCTGGGCACCTCACCGCCGTTGACACTCACCCCGCACGATGCGTTTTAGACGGCTTCGCGGCGGGCATTTCCGCCGATGGAGAGGCACGACTTGCCGCCTTTGATGGCTTTCCAGACCTCGGCATCGTGGACCTGGAATCCGACCCACCACGCGCCGTCTGGAGCGTTTCCGGGTTTGGCGCCCATCTTTTCCAGTTTGGCGTGGTCGAGGTAGACGCTCTCGATGACCGTTGCCACCGCGCCGCCGTCGTGGTTGTTGCGCCCGATGGCTTTGCCGATACTGGCGTAGACAGCGCGCTCCAACTCGGCTGGGTCGATGGACTCGCCCGAGTGGTCTACGATGGTTTCGCCGGTGGCGGACTTCGCGACATAAGCGAAGCCGAACGCCTGCATCTTCTCGTCTGCCTTGCTGACGACCGTGAATTGCATCTGGACCGGGGCGCCCTTCTCGGTGGTGTCAGGTTCTGCCGCTGCCAGGAGTTCGGTCAGGACGCCGATGGCTGAACGGATGCGTTCAGCGTTGGCGGCTGACAGTACGCGGCCCGCCTTGGCCATTTCCATCTCATCCTCGGTTTCGTCCGCACCCTCGACGGTGGAAACAACGCGGACCCAGGAGCCGTCCGGGCGGCAGGTCCAGCCTGATTCCTGCATGAGCATCGACATGACGAAGCCGAACGCCTCATGCTCGATGCCAAGGCCGGCGGGCATGGGAGACGCGACCAGGTTCCACCGGGCGCAGAACTCAGCCTGCATCTCGGGGGGCATGGTCGCGGCCATTGCCGGGGTGAGGTCGGCAGGGGTGCAGGGGGTGGGGAGTTTGGGCGGCTTATAAGAGGCTTCCATCGCCTCGTGAAAGCCGTGATATCCATACGCTTTTTTCATGTTTTCCTCGTTCTCGAAATAGTTCACCACCCGGTCAGACCAGGGGATTGCAGGATCGCCACCCCAGAGCGCCCAGGCGACGCGACCGGGGGAGGGGTAGCCGGGTTCGCCGGGGCGGAAGCCCTCAGCCCTCTGGTCTACCTCGTGACGAGCGAGCCATGCGCGCATCCTCACCGCTTTGTCGCGGGTAATCGGCTCGTCGTTTAGGAGGGCGCGGGCCTCGGCTTTGGTACGGTCGCGGAGGCCATCGCCGCCGTGCCCTTCGGCTACCCAATCCAGGCCGCGCTTGAGTTCAGCCTTTACGGCTTTGGGGGCGTACAATAGCTCAGGCATAGGTCAAGCCCATCGCGCAACGGCAGTTCGGGTGAAGGGTGGGGGCAAGGGCGCCGGTTCGGGGGAAAGGCTCGTTGAGGGCGACCTTTACGCCGTCGAGGGGGCGGCAGATGTCGCAGGTGCGTTCGCCGGGGGCGGTGAGCCAGACTTTGCGGGCGCCGGGGCGGAGTAAGCCCTGTCGATCGGCCTCGCGCCAGCTGTCAAGGGTGCCACGGGCGTGGGCGGTGACCAGCTCGGTACGGGCGATCGTGGTGAGACGTTCGCGGAGAAGGCGGGCGGCGTAGCGGGCGATTCGGGCCTCGGCGGCGGTGCGGAGGCGGGCTGTGGTAGCTTCGGCGAGTTGTTCAGCGCGGTAGGCAAGCAGGGCGGCGGCTTGCCGGCTGTGGAGGCCGACAAAGGGGCGGATTGCGCGGGCGATCTGGTCGGCGGATAGGCCCTCGGCGGCGTAGGTGGTGAGGGCGGAGGCGAGAGCAACGCGGGTGGTCGCGGTGATCTCGGTGACAAGCGCGGCGCCGTGTCCGGCCAGGAAGGCAGCGGCGTAGGGATTGGCGAGGTCAAAGCTACCGGACAGGTCAAGGGCGTTGTACTGGGCGGCGGCTGCGGTGAGCATCGACTGGGCGGCGATGGCTTCCCATGCGGCTTGGACGGTAGCCTGAGCCTCGGGCGGGTAGAGCGTGGCGATGGCCTCGGGGGTCAGGTCATCGGGGAGGTCAGGGGGGCGCAGGTAGAGCGCAAAGACGCGGCGCAACTCCCCCTCAAGGGGGGAGAGTTCGGAGAGGCTGACTTCCCACGGGGTCACAGGGACTCGCCCTCGGAGGAGCGGGGCGGCAATCCGCCGAGGCGGCGGATGTGGTCCTCAAGGGCCGGGTCAGGCGTCAGAGTGCCGCTGCCAACCCCCGCTTTGAGGAGTTCGGCCAGATCCTTGAGGCTCGGCTCGTCGATGGGGCCATGTGCCAGGGTGGGGCAGAGTGCCGGGTCAAGGCCGCGAAGGGCGATGAAGGGAGCGAACAGTTGGCGCTTGACGGTGGCGCAGAGGGAGTCGAGGATGCCGGTGAGAACAAAGGCAAGGAGGGCGGTCTGGTCGCTGGAAAGGGCGAAGGAGGCGGACTTCTCTTGACCGAGTAGCAGGAACTGGGTCAAGAGGCCGGTGGCGATGCGTTGCTCGTACATGCGCACGATTTCAACGTGATCAAACTGGCGTTGTCCGCCTGCTTTGAGGAGTTCGACTGACCAGCCGGAGGGGGTGCCGTCGCTATTGGTGGCAGAGGGGAGAACGATGCCCTCGCGTTCGCCGCGTTGTAGGTTGGCGGTGCCCTTCTTGATGGCTTCCACGGTTGCGGTTGCGGTTGCGTCGCCTTCGGTGGCGAGGTTCCAGGTTTCGGTGGGGATGTGGGTGACGAGCATCCCGGTGGCGTCTTTTTGGACGCCTATTCCGAGTGAGGTCATGATCTGTTGCTGGTTGCGATAGTCGATGTAGATCGTGCGTAACCACGGCCCGCCCTCTGGCCCCTGGTTGGTGGTGTCGGGCACAAAGTGCACGGCGCGGGCGGCAGGGATAATGGCAGACTGGCCAGCGCGGGTCAGTTGGTCCAGGGCGGTGACGTAGCGCCCGCCGTCATCCCACCGCCAATCGAGGCGGCTATCCTGACGGCAAAAATAGAGGCCGTCCCAGGCGATTCCGTCGGGGGTGTTTTTGTAGACCACCTCATGCCAGGACCAGCCGAGGGGAACAGCGGTCAGCATCTCGGCTAGGACGTCAGGCCAGGGGGTGGTCATTGCATCCCATGCGGCGCGCAGCTCGTCGGCGGCGGCGATGGCCTCGGGGGTGTCGGCGGCGGGGAGGATCGACCAATGGGCGCCCCGGCTTACCTGGGTCAGAATGCGGAACGAACTGGCCGTCAGGGCGTGGTTGGCCAGCATCTCCCGGTATTTCCGGTCTGCTTTGCCGCCTTGAAGTTCGGGATGAAACTCATCCGTTCCGGGGTAGGAGCGGTTCCCGTAGACAGGGAAGCCGCCGTATCCCTGGCGTGGGGGTGGGGCGGCGTTCGGGTCGATGGGGAGTTTGGCCATGTGTAGGGGCTACCGGAGTTTGGGGGGAATGTCAAGCGTTCATGCGCGCGAAGCCGTTGGGGGTGGGGGCGGACTTGGCGCGGGGTGGGAACAGTTCGTTGAGCAAGTACCCGGTCGCATCCACGCGATCCTTGATAGCCGCCTTGGGAAACGCGGCGTGCTCCCTTACAAAGTCCACGGCCCACGGCTCGCCGGGGAGGCTGTCTTCGCGGTCGTGGTGGTGCAGGGTCGTGTTGCCGCATTGGCAGGGGAGAACCACGCAGCCGGAAGCCACGAGGGGTTGCCAGCCCTGGGCACGGGCTACTTTGTCGCCTTCGGGCTGGCAAAGAACAAGGCCGGGGATTTCGGCGGTCAGCATTTCGGTGACGGGGCGGGCGGCGGCACGATCCTCGACGTACCAGCCGCGCGCCTTGGGGTAGCGGGTGCGGGCGGCGCGCATGGCCTCGATGAGTTGGGGGGCGGTCATGCGGCCCCGGACTTCGCCGCCAAGGTAGGCTTTTCCGGCGTATAACCCGCCGTGAATGCCCGCATGGTAGGCGCCGGTCTGGTTGTCGCCAAAGGCCAGATCCCACCCCATCGCCTCGCGGGTGAAGGTAGAGGGCCATGCGCTGCGGTCGAGCCAGAGCCAGTCGCGGACGGGGAATAGCTCGCCGCCTCGGGCTTGCGGGGTCTGTCCGAGTTGGCCGGGGGCCTGGCTACCAAGGGCCGTTTCCAGGGCGGTGACGACAGGTTCAGGGAAGCGGAAGCGGTCAAGCAGGGAGCCGGGTTTGCGGCGTTCATCGCGGGGGTCTGCGTTGTGCGGGTCGTAGCGCATCGGCAGGATCAGGCGCTCGTAGCCACGTTTGAGGAGAGTGCCGGCGAGGTCGTTCTCGTGGAGGCGCTGCATGATGACCAGGATCCAGCCCTTGCGCTGGTCGTTCATGCGGGATTGCAGGGTTTGGTCGAAGATGGTTTGCGTTTCGGCCATGCGCTCGGCGATGCGTTCGGGGCTGCCAAGCGTCGCCTCTTTGGCGTCGTGGGGGTCGTCGATGATGATGCCGTCGCCACGCTTTCCGGTGATTCCCGAGGTCAGAGAGCCACAATAGCGGAAACCTCGGGCGGAGTTCTCAAAGTTCACCTTCTCGTTCTGGTCGCGGGCGAACGTCCAGGGGCGCGGGATGCGAGCAAGCAGGCGCTGGTATTCGGGGCTTTGGAGTAGGATTCGGGTGCGGCGGCTATCCCGGCTGGCAAGGTCGCCATCGTGGGACAGGAATAGCATCCGTTCGGCGGGGCGGTGGAGCCAGATCCAGGCGGGAAGAAAGACACAGGCAAGGAGGGATTTCGAGAAGCCGGGGGGAATGTTGATAACGAGTCGCCGAATTTTCCCCTCGGCAAGCTCTTGGAGGACTGTGCAGATGACCCGCATGTGCCATCCCCATTCCAGGGGGGCAGGCTCGACGACTGGCCAGAGAAGGCGAACGAACGCGGCGAAGTCTACCAGAGCGCGGCGTTCGGCTTGTTCCTGGGCAAGTTCGCAGTCTTCGATCAGCGCGGCGCGGTTCATTCGTCGTCGGGGCTGGGTTCCGAGGGGGGCGTGGCAGTGGCAGTCAGGGCGGCGCGGCGAGCGGCGAGTTCGTCGTCGGTCATCGTGGCAAGGTTACCAGAGATCTGGACCTGACGGGGCTGGTCCAAGCCGCCCCACTTTCCGAGTTGCGTCGCAGCTTTGACGCGCACTTCTGGCTCAACATCGCTGTCAAGCATGGCAGTCAGTTCCTGCACAGCGCGTTGTGCGATGGGTTCGCGAATACGAGTGCGCCATGACGCTTGTTCTTCCTGGTATTCCTTCCATTTCCGCTGCCACGTTGGCCAGTTTTGCCATAGACTGACCTTGGACCGGGTAATCCCAACCTCTTTGGCAATTGCGGTGATAGTCATGCCTTGGCAGAACAGCCCGAACGCTTTTTCCTGGTTCGGACCCCATTTGTGCCGTTTTGTCCCTGCTTGTTCCATTTCACATCCCCCATACCACGCGAATGGTCCCACCGTCACACGGGACGGTCACAAAATCCCGCCCCAGCGCATACGGCACCGGCTCGCACCAATAGCCGCCGTCCGCCTCAGCGCAACGGACCAGCGTCAGAGGCTCTCCGAGGCGCTCCAGGGCGATAGAGCCAGCGGGGGGGCAGGTAGCCTCGACCAGTAGCGGCGGGGGCGCTGCGGTGTCGGTGAGGGGCAGGGAGGGGGCACAGGCGAGGAGGAGGAGGATCATGGTATTGCTCCAAAGGTAACAAGTTGCGCTCGCTCGTGCGGTTCCGGCTCAGCCTCAAACCTCGCCCGAAACGTCACATCATCCATCCCCTGCCACTGCCCGCACCCCCAATCGACCAGCCACCACCCTTCCCACAGCGTCACGCCCCCAACGCTCACCGAAGCGCCCATGCGAAGCGGCGGGATCCGCAACACCGCCCCAATGCGCCGGGCATCGTCGTCGGTGCCGTCCCACTGCCATGCGCGGACGGGGATGGGGCGGTGGCGGTAGTTCATGGCGCCCACCCCGTTCCATCGCAAGGACAAGCCTCGTCAGGCCCAAGCGTCACCCACGACGCATGAACCGGGCAACGATGCGGGCGAATCGCCTCACCCCCGTACAGGACGCGGGCCATGAGGTTGCTCTTGCCCATGTCGAGCCGCAACGCGTACCAACTCTGCGACAGCCCTGGCAAATCTTCCTGTCGCCCTTCGCGGAACATCCGACGATGCCACCGAACAGCCGCCTCGCAGAACTCCCATACCTCCCCCTCCTCAGGCGCTCCCTGCCACTGCCACAACGCCAGCATGGCCAGAATGCGCGTACCCCGCTCCCCCATGACCTCGCAACAGGCGTAGATCTGGGCGGCAAGGTCAGTGCGGGTGATGCGGCGGCTCATGGCGCCCTTCCTGCATTCCGGTCGATGCCATGGCACGGCGCGCAATGCCGCGTCAAGCCCACTGCCCTGTCGCCGCAATGGACGCAATACGGCCCGTCGTAAGGCTCCAACAGCCCAACCGCCAAGTCAAGAGCGAGACTTCGCATCCGCGTGCTGGCTGCTTCCCACCCCAGACCGAGGGTGAGTTCGCTCCCACCTGGGCCGGCCTGCCCATCTCGGAAAATGCGCCACTCCCAATATGCACCCACGCACCACACCCGGGCCTCAAACGGCCCAATGCGCTTTGTCCAGACGCCATTGTTGAAGGTCCAATCTGTGTTCATTTCGTCACCTCAAAACGCGCCTCAAAGGCGGACGACTCGTAGACCTTGATCTCCCCCGTATCATGGAACCGAACCAGCCACTGCGCGCGCCCCAGGATCTGCCCCGCCACCTCCAACGCTCCCACCCACACCAGCGTAGCCGGCCCAAACGCGGCCTCGATGGCAGGGATGTTGTCGATGTACTGGACCGCCGTCACGGGGACGGGGCGGAGGGTGTGGGTGGCGGTCATTTTGCCACCCTTGGCCCGTGCGCCAACCGCGCCACTGCCGACTGCAATTCCCTGACCGTTGCCTCAAGCTTCTGGACTCGCGCCACAAGGTCAGGGTCGGACCCTGGACCCGGTGGCAGCGGCATAGCGCGGAGTTCTTGGCGGGGGTACTGCTCCATGCTTGCCTGCAATGCCTTCAGGGTTGCCACAGCCTCTGGATCGCCTGCCTCTGCGGCAGCCTTGTATGCCTCTATAGCCGCCTCTACGGCTGCAACCGACGCTGTCAGGGTGACATCCGGGTTGGGGTTGGTGGCAACAAAGGTGCCCTGGATGCGGGTCTTGGACCCGGTGTCGCCGGATGGGGGCTTGGTTTCAGGCTGGCTCATCGTTCCCTCAAAAGTTGCCGGCGGGCCGTCCCCTACGGTGCGTCGTTCGCAGAGCGCTTTTAGACCAGACGTCGAACCTGGACCGGCTCCCCCAGCGTACCCCATCCCGCGCAAACTCGCAAGCCCCATTAGCACTCTTCCCCCCTCTTTGGCTTCGGCTCCCGCTCCCTCCCCCCTCGCCACAACGCCCCGCCCTGCCACCGATACGCCCGTCGGTCGCGTCGCAGCTCGTCGAGCAGCCGCAGCGCCCGCGCCCGGTCGCACCCCAGCAGCTCGGCGGCCTCCTCCACCCATAGCCCACCCTCCCACTGGAGGGCAGCGGCAAGCACATCGCGGTCGGTTTCGCCGCATCCAAGGGCGCGTATACCCCCGTCGAGGCAGCGGACGCCGACGAGGCGGGTATCTGGGTTGGGACCGGGCTGGATGACGATTGGAGCCTTCATAGCTTGGGTTTAGCCGAGTTTGCCACTGCCCGCGTGTCCGGTTGGGACACATCTGGGACACATCCATGCTGCAACACAGCAAGTGTCCCAAAATGTGTCCCAGAATATCCAGCCTCAAACCGTTGCCATTTCACACTTGGGACACTTGGGACACTTGGGACACTTTAACAAGGTGGTATATAAAAAGTCTTACCCTCAAATAATGACGGTATGTCCGTAAGCCCATTAAGAATACGACCGCCACGCGCAAAATGTGTCCCAAGTGTCCCAGGCCTCGAAACACATAGGTTCAAGGGTGCGTATTTTTGGGACACATCTGTCCCAGCAATGTGCGGGAAGTGTCCCAAGTGTCCCAAAAGCAAAAGGCGAACCCTCTACGGATTCGCCTCTGTCAAGCGCCAAGATTTGCGATTCAGTTGCTTGCCGGGCCGATCCCCTCCCACTTTCGGCCCGCGTTGCGAGAATCGTCCTGACGGAACCCGCGATCATTCAGCGACCGGGTAAGCCACTTATGAGAACGCGGCGTCAAACCGTTGTCTTTAGCCCAGGACACATAGAGCGCGTACAGCCGCTTGTTTTCAATCGTGAGCGCAGGATCGACCGTGCAGCATTCAGCGAGGAAGTCGGCAAGAATGTCCATCTCCTGCTTGTAGTCCTCTGTCGCCTGCATCACCGCTTCGGGTGGAGCCAGTCCGATGCGCTGCCACTCCTTCAACCCATCAAGCGCCCACTGGAGAATCCCCGGTGCTTCCTTCCGAAGTCGATCCGGTAGCGCCTTGTCCCGTTGCTCTTTGGGGATCGTCACCGTGAACGGGATCATCCGAAGCCGCCGCCAGATCCCCTCATCCGTTCCCTTGACGATAGGCTTGTGGTTGGTGAGCATCCACAACTTGAAAGCCGGGATGAAGTTGAAGAACTCCCGGTTGAGGAATCGCGCCGTGATGGGGTCGCCGCCCGTTACCAGCTTGACCAGTGCCTCATCCAGCCCGCCACCCTCACCTGTCTCTGAGCAAGTCACCAACCGCGCCCCCGCCAACGCGGCCAGGTCGTTTGGGATCGCACCCTCACGCCGTCCCACAAACGTCTCCACCGCCGTCGTGGTTGCGTAGTCTCCCAGGATGTAGCTGATGGTGTCCATGAACGTGCTCTTGCCATTGGCTCCGCGCCCATAGGCGATAAACATGCATTGTTCCTTGATAGAGCCTGTCAAGCAGTACCCGACCGCCCGCTGAAGGAACGCCACCAATTCCTGATCACCGCCCATGATGGTATCCAGAAACGCCAGCCACTCCGGGCACCCGCCCTTGTCCGCACTCACCCGCGCCAGTTTCGTCGCATAGTCCGACCGTCGCGGCTTGTGCCGGGTCATCGCGCCCAAATCGTAGGTCTGTGACGGCGTACTGAAACTCCAAAGATCCGCATCCCACACATCCTTACGCACCGCGATCTTCTCATGGGCAGAGGCAAGTTCCACCAACGCCCGCACACTGGATGCCGACTCGCACCGGATCGCGTGCTTCAGCATGGCTTCCCGCCGCTTTTTCTGCTTCTCCGACTCCTCGGTCAGCCCCATCGTGTCGTCAGGCTCAGGCGGCGCCATATCGCGCCACAGGTCTGCCACCTGGGTTGCCACCCGCTGCACCTGCTTGGTGTCGTCGGTTCGCCAGTGCGACCCGCTCCAGACCATCCAGCCGGTTCCGGGCATCACCCCGCACCACCGGAGATCGGCCCCGAACGTCTCCACAAAGAGCCTCGCGTTGCCCAGGTCCGTCAGGTTCATCGTCTGGGTTACGACTGTGTTTTCTTCGGTCATCATTGTACGTCCTTAAGTGCGAGTAAAAAGAATTTCAGCTCCAACAAGAGTGCGGCCTCCCCTTTGGTCAGCCCTTCCCGTCGCAGATTGAACTTCCGTAACGAGTCCAACTGCTTCTCTGTGGCTGGCTCTGTCTGCCAGCCCCGATCCAAAGCCTGTGCATCGGACTGGATGCAGACCGACGCTTCACATTCTGCAAAGGCCCCGCGCCGTAACAGCCGAGGAATGCCGTTGCGCCCATTGGCATCCTTGCACCGCTCCCACGCTTCCCAGACCCCATCCTCAACCTTCCGAACAATGGCAGATGTGGTGTTTGTCCTGGCAATAAACGTCTTGCCTGCCTTCGTTTCGTAGGTGTACCATGCCGTCTTGCGGTCTGGAAAAAGCGACACCTCGAAGTGATTGGCGCCCAGAACCGACGGCGCAATCAGCATCACCTTCGGCTCTGCCGCCTTGGCAATGAGAGCCAGATCCTCGGAAGGAACCCAGGAAGCAGGCCGCGTTTCCCAAGCAACCAGCGCCTCCCCCTCACACTCATCCTCTACCCATCCCCGAACTTCCTCCACGTTCCCATTTCCCCACGCTTTCTGGCGCCGGTGGCGAACAACATCATTCGGTTTGAGCTTTGCCTTGACCTTTGGCCCCCCGCTCATGTCGTGCATCGAGGCCAGACTATGCGTGTCCGAGTTCGCCACGAAGTCGATGACCAGCCCACGCTCCTTGCCCGGAAAGAGCCGCGTCACCCGCCCCACCTGTTGCGCGTATAGACCTCTGGATTCTGTGGGCCGTACCAACAGAACCGCCTCCGTCTCGGGCGCATCAAATCCCTCTGTCAGCAGCCCACAGTTGCAAAGAACCTGGATCTCCTTGCGTTTGTACGCCGCGATCTTCTCGGCCCGCTTCTTGTCATCCGCCCACACTACATCTGCCTTCACGCCCGCAGCCTGCAATGCCTCTGCCAGATGGAAGCATGGAGTACCGTCACACTGAACGCAATCGCCTGTTTTCCGCTCGCAAGTTCCAGATACTTCTCTGCCACCACATCACACCGCTCTGGGGTATCCACCAGCTTTTCCAACTTCTCCTCATCATCCGGGTCCACCCCATCCAGATCCAGCTCCGTCTCCACTTGGATGCCCACCACCGGACAAAGCGCCCCGTCTGTGATGGCATCGGCGAGGCTATACTCATAGACCAGCGCCTCAAAGGTCTTACCCAGTCCCTCCGTCTTGCCTTTGGGCGCTGACCGGAAAGGCGTTGCCGTGAACCCGATGTGCTTCCACTTCGGGTTGACCTCTCCTACCCGCCCATAGATCGCCCGGTAGCTCTTGGCGGTCGCATGATGTGCCTCATCCGTGACCACGAAATCAAAGTGCCCCAACGTCGGCAACCGCCTTTTGTGCAGCGACTGGACCGAGGCAAACACACACTGAGCGTCTACCTCGTTGACCTTGCCCTTGACCTTGCCGAGCGTCAGCGCCCCGTCAATCTGACGCACGCGCCCCATCACATCGTCAATCAGCTCGTCTCGGTGGACAAGGAACAGCGTCCGCTTTCCAGCCCATGCCGCCTTGACGACCATACTGGCGATCATCGTTCCCTTCCCGGTTCCGGTTGCCGCCGAAATCAGGATCGCCCGATGGTTGGGAAGTGCCGTCCGAATCGCTAACATCGCCTCAGTCTGCCATCGTCGCGGGGTAGCCCCGTCCGCCAGTGGCACCAAAGACGCACTACGAGTATCCGGCTTTGCCGGTTCATTCTGCAACATTGTCTCTCCAGGGTTTCGTCTCTCCCACCCCACCGCCCGGGGATCAGTCGGGCGGGCGCCGTCTCAGGGCGCGTGGGGAGAGACACGTTTGCTATATCACGCGCTCACCAGGAAGCAACCTTGGCCGCTCCACACCCGCATTCCAACCGTCACAAAACGCCTTCCGCGCTTCCCTCTCCCGTGCCCCCACCACCTGCGACCAGGCCGCAACCATCGCCGACTCAATCGCCGCCACATCGACGCCGGGCCGGTAGTACCCGCCCAACTTGTACGCCGACCTCAGCATCTGCCGATGCCGCCCCCCCTCTGGACAGGTCAACAGCCGATCCACCTCGCCCTTGAGCGCCCCCTCCAGATACCGGGCCGCCCGCCCCTCCCCAAGCGGCAACAACACCACCGGCTGAACGGCCATCTTTGGCGGTTCCTTCCGCAACAACCCCAGCAACTCCGGCCCCGCCTCGGCAATCTCGCCCCCC